ACAAGTGGCGGTAACCCGTTTCTGTCCCTAGATCATTTTTAATAGGCAAGTACCCGCGCTTTGACGGGAATACCTTATTAAGCAGGTGGGCCAGAATAGCGCGGTCGTGGCGCGGGTGTCTGGCATAAGATGTGACTTGGTAGGTAAGGTCCCAAGCCACTGGAACTTCGTAGGTGTACAGCTTCCCAGTTACCGGAGCAATAGTTCCCTGAGCGTCGTTGTCTACAATCAAGCCAGAGGCCTGACGGTAGCTAGCCCAGGTTGTATCAATTAGCTCAACGGTGATGTAAGGGTAAGACTGCGCACGCTGTTCAATATCAGGGTTAGCAAACCAAACGCCAACCTCACGGTTGCTGTTCTTCTCGTCAGAAACGATTATTCCCTTAAGGCGGTTCTTTAGGGCCTCATCTTCGCTAAATAGAAAACTCAAGGTAGCACCCCCGAGTCAAATAGATGATTAATCGACGACTCGGCAAAAACGTTCTGAAAGTCATCTGAGTGTCGATCTACAAATAGACGAAGGACCGGCGTAGGCGGCTGGTCTTCGCTACCGTACTCTAGGTCTTCGATGTCTCGTGCCAGCTTCTCTGTGTAATCGATGTAAATATTTGACTGGTCAACTCGAACGCTCAGCGCATTGGCGTACAGCTTAGGCCACCCGGCAGAGATGGCGTCAGTTTGTAGCTCCCTAGTCAAAGCTGACTGGAGCGTCTTAAGTGAGTTGGCTGCGGTATCTTTAAAGGTTGTCGCCACTACTTGTACCACCGTACTGCTTTATTTACTAGAAACCCTATTGCTAGACCAGCCAGCAGATTCGCTGTGCCGTGGCCCTTAGTAGCGCTGTCAGCCATTCCGCGGATGAAATCCATCTCGGAAAATTGTGAGACCGTTCTGTGTTGGTCTCTGTCAAGGCTAGACATGAGTGTCTCCATTAAATAAGCAAAGTACAGCGCAAGTTTGGTTCAGCCCCCGCATAGGGCCACTTACAGGATAAAAGAAAAGCCCTGCTTTCGCAGGGCTAAACCTTATTTAATTACTGCCGTCCGGCATGAAACTCAGAGTTCCGTTTAGTGTAGTTTCCTACGTACTCTGCAGACTTGACATTGTTGTCCCAAGACATCTTTGGCCAGGCCTTAGTAGACTCGGTAGTCTTATCGCCCAGCTTGCCGTACGTATCGTTTTTACGACTAGCCTCGGCGTGGCGCTTGGCGGTAAGTCTGACTGCCTTTGGGGTGTTAGGCATTACTTGCGTCCAGGCTTCTTTTCCATCTTGTCCTCACGCTTTTCGCCGCGCTTGGTCTCCTTGGACTCGTGCTTCTTCTCGCCGGCCTTAATCTTGCCGATGATCTTAGCGTCGATCTTCTTATCCTCGGCCATGGTCTTAGGCTTGCCCTTGGCAGCGTGAGCCTTGTCCATCTTCTCGAACTTGGCCTTGTCCTCCTTGTCAGTTAGACCGGCTTTGCGGAGCATTGCTGCGTCCTTTGGCTTGTCTTTCTTCTCGGTGTACTTGCCTTTTTCGTATGCTGGCTTCTTATTCATTTACTTTCCTTACGCTGGGATAACTAGTGAGAATAGAACAGAGACGTCATAACCAGAACCGGTACCGGCGGCTGAAACTGCGTATAGCGAGTCCCCACCGTTTAGCCAGATGTCCTGGTTTGTAAGCGTAGCGATCCTAAGACCGCGGTCTATTGTACCCGCTGCAGCTACTGAAGAGTCTCCGATAAATACCGAAGCGCCATTTGAGTTGCTAACAACTACGTGAGTCAGTGGGTTGCCCATAGGGACAGTCGCAATAAGTACTGGGGTGTTTGCAGCTAAAACAAAGCTGTTGTGTACAATGGCCATTAGTTAGGCTCCTTCTTTCCGCAACCGCAGTTGCCGCACTTGCAGTCTTTCATTACTTACTTCTTTTCTTCGCAGTGGCGGCTGCCTTGTTGCGCGTCTTTGGTGATGCCATAGCGAGGATCTCGCCTGGAGCTTTAATTGTACCACCCTTGGCTACAGAACCTTTAGACAAAGCCTCTCGGGCTTTGCGGTCTACTGGGTTGTTTGGAGCATACTTTGGCTCAGCGTTTGACTTCTTATTGATTGAGCTCTTGGAGCCCTTTGGTGCTAGACCCATTACTTGGTGCCTTTCTTCTTGTTTTCGAGACGCTTAGACATGGCAGCTGCCTTCTTCTTAGCGTCAGCTTTGGATGATGCTCCCCACGCCTGTAGCGATAGCAGTAGGCGGGTGGGGTCTCCGTTTGGCTTACGTTCTGGGCCGGGGTTACCGCCCATTCGAGCTAGGAACGAAGCGCGGCGAGGGTTGTCGCCGGACTTTACTGGGGCTTTTAGGTCAGAGCCAGGGTTAGCCTTTTCATAAGACTTACGGCCCTTTTCGTTCAGGCCGCCTTTCTTAGCTTTGCCTTCTTTTTTCTGCCAAGCTTCACTTGCCATTTCGTTTACCTTTTCCAATCTCTGGGTGCTTCTTGTGGTAGTCCTTGGTATCCTTGACACCCTGCTTAACGGTCTTAGCTCCCGATAGCTTGGTGAGGTTCATACGTTCTTTTTTACCAGTCTTGCTGCTCTGCTCAACAATAATGTCGCCTTTATTTCCAGCACCCTTGTCGACCTTCTTTTGGGTGACTTTGTGGTTTAAACCCCCGGCGGTTACTTTAGCCATTACTTGCCCTTTTTCTTTTTAGCCGCATTCATGTTGTCTACGAGGTTAGGGTAAGGCCTACCAGCGGCCTTAGCCTTGGCTTTCGCAGAGGACTTCTGGCTTTTGCTAAGCGGCTTATCTTTTTTAGTAGGGTCTGGTTTTTCCCAAACAGGTTTCTTGTCAGCCATTTTTCTCCTATGATTGTGCGTAACTGAGGAACTGTACATCGTTTACCAGCTCATCCGGAGCTAGCTGCATCAGGTCAATAACAATTAGGGTGTGGCGATTAGCCACTAGACCGGCTGGCTGTGTCTTGATAGGGCGGTAAACCTGACCCTTCCACACGACGCGGTACTTGTTTGCAAGGTCGATAGACGGCTTAATCTTAGAGCGATCAGAGAATAGCTCTGAGCTGATATCGTACATGTCATCGATGTTGACAGTAAGGTGAAGGGTGTCTGTGTTGTAGAAACCACGGGTGTTTAGAGGGCTAGATCCCTCAGTAACTGAGGAACGAATAACACGTAGAGTGCTAGGCCCTGTCCATACTCGGCCGGTTCCGATAGGCTCTACATCGTACACCGCGTCTACAAGGCTGCTGACTGAGTTAAATTTCCACCATTCAGCTGAGTTACCTGCGGGATTGGCTAAATCCTCAGTGATGCCTTCACTGATACGATCGGACTCAAAGTCCGCGTCAAATCTACCGCCAGGTGTATGTGCTCTCATGATTACCTTTTTTTAGTATACTGGTATTTTGTCAGCTTTGTCGGGTAATTAATAAGTAAAGCCCCAGTCACCTCTGCTGGGGCTTTACTCTAGTACCTTGTCGGGTATTTTTGTTCCTACCTGCTACCAGGTAAGTCTTTATTTAACTGACTTAGGTCAAGACGCTTATTATTAGTCTGAAAAGTGGAAGCGCTCCCATCAAGTCTGATGCCGCTATAAATATTTGGTTTTAGTGTATAAGAAATGATCTTTTCAGTCTGCTTAGACCAGAACCAATCTAAGGGTAGATCGATACCTTCTTTAACTATATCTAGCAGCTTCTGGGCCGATCTCCTATTAATCACATAGCATAAGTTTGACCACTCCTGGTATACCCTACAAACATTCGGCGCTCCGACATCTAATTTTTTTGAGTACCACCCTGCGTCTTGATCGTGCACAAAGTGATGGTACATATCCCAGTCATCTGGCAACTCTGCCATGTAAGAAACTAACGTCGGCATAAAGTCCGGGTTAAAGATAGCATCATCTTCCATCAAAATCAGGTAGTCAGAGTCTGTATCTAGAAAAGCCTTCCAGGCCAGGAAGTTGCTAGCCCATATCCCAACCTCCCCTAGCTTCCACCCCTTAAGCGTAGGCAGCGTCCGTAATAATAAGTTTCTAGTAAGGTCTTTCGGGTTATATCCAGAGAAATCTAACGCAAAATCTAAGTTAGACTTACAAAAATCATTAATGCCTACAACTGATTCAAAATCAACTGTAGGTGAGTTTATAAGCTCAGCAAACTCCAGCATATATTCGTGCATAGCCTGAACATTCGCGTCTCTGTAGTCATCTTTTGATAGATGAAACATATTGTAAGAGTACTTCATTATATGTACTCGACGCCTACCCCGATGAACTGGTACGTTAGCTCTTCATTAGGAAATCTTGGGTACCCGCTGGGCATGAGAAAGACCTGTGGGTCACGTGACTTAAGGAGATTCATAAGTCGCTTTATGCTAACCTCTGCTACCTTCCACTTTGGATCAAGCGAAGGCAAGTCAACCTCATCAGAAATTATGCAGACAATAGCTTGCTCAGGAGTATTGTGTATCGCATCGACAAACCCGCCGGCTGCTCTGATTATGTCAAAAATCTCTACCGGCGCTTCTTTTTGCCCCGGCTCGTAATAAGGAGTCCATTCCATATATCTCACTGGTCTGTCACCTCTGGCGCTTGAGCTGGGTCTTCCTCTATGAACTTAACCCCAATTTGACGTAGAGCATCCAGAGACGCCCAGCCGACGTGGCCTCCACTGCCCATGGCCTCTAAGTGGGCCTGGCGGTTTAAGCGCGTGTGCCAGTACACAGGCTGGTCTGCCTCTATGTCCTCATAGGTGTACTTAGTCTCAAAGGACTCCCAGATAGCTACGATGTCTTGGATCTCACGGCGCATTCCGAGTAGCGATAGCTTTTGCTGGTCTAGCTGTATGCGGTGGATTTCAGCATCAATAGCATCTATTTCATCGCCGGTTTTTAACAGTCTTTTTATCTGGATCTCGGATTTCTTTATCTCAAGCTCTGTAATCCTTATGTTTGTAACTAAAACTGAGAACTCTAACAAGGTCTGCTTATATTGCTGAACTTCGGTGTCATGTTGGCCGACTACAAAGTTTTGTAACTGAAATTGACTCCTAGGCTTTTGAATTTCTACTAGGGCCTTAAAGATAGGGTGCGTTTCATCAATTACTTTTAGTTCCATTTTTGCTCCTTAGTAGGTGTTCCAGGTATTTACGCCAGTTCTGTTAACAGTAGCGGTCGCTACGTTAGATACCGTTTCGTTAGAGTAAGTTAACTTACTTACCGTAGTTAAGACAGGCGCTGCCGAACCTCCAGTGCTTCTACCGCTGGCGTAGTAAGCAGACACTCCGGCTTGCACCCCCACTCTGGCGGGGGCTCGGGCCGCTGATAATGTTGCCGATAAAGTAGAGTAGCTGGTATCACTGGCAAAAGATATCTTAAGTATATTAGTTGGAAATGTCTGATAGGGCATTGAGTTACCGCCAGCAAGATATGCTCCAGTAGAGCCGTTTTCAGCTCCTGATGTGTTTGCCCTGGAGGTGGCTGTGGCATCTGCCCACACACTGCTCGCTGTGCTACTAGAAGTGTTAAATTTAACTAACCCCCCGTAGTAATATGGGCCGGCTGGGGTACCTCCCCCAAAGTAAATTGAAGGGCTATTGCTAAAGGTGTAGTTTCCAAAAGGGCCTATATTACTAAAACTTTGTAGGGCAGTAGATGTCGTAATAGTATCGGTTGAAAAATTCCAAGCGTTTACTATAGCACCGGACATGGCGGTCGTTGGGTTAGTGACATAGTAAGCGGCAGCGGGGGTAAACCCGCCCCTATAAGTACCTGCTAGCTGGGACGGAGTACCTAAAGTAGAAATAGTTTCCGTACCTAGGTTAAATTTATTTATAGCAGAGCCGCCTAGAAGGGCATAGCCATTTATGTTGGAACTAAACGCTGTGCTGAGGGTGAACGCAGAGAACGTTAAGGTAGCGGATAACGTAGAAAAAGTCTCTGTGTTAAACGGCATCTTATTTATTGCCGTTGAGCTTCCTTCACCTGGGGTAAACATCGAAGGATTAAGGGGTAAGTACCCCAAGTTTCCTACGAGCATGGAGCGGTAATCCCATTTTTCCTTAATTCCGCTTCTAGTCATAGATCTATTCAATTGGGACATACTCCTCGAGCTGCTCGTCAAAGATGTGGGGCTCCCCGCCTTCTGGTGGGTACTGCCCAGGCTCTATAAACCGGTCTAGCTCTTCGTCATAGGTGTAGCCAACTCCGGCAAATACCCCGCGGAAGTTGTTGTTATAAGAGGTCTTAACCCAGCGACCGCCTAAATTTTCCATGATCCATCTGTAGCCTTCATCGCCATTAGGGTCATTGTTGTCCCCCACAATAACCCTAATTACTACATTGTCTTCATTAAGTTCAGCCCAGTGAGCCATTACCCACCAACCGATGCTTTTGTATAACGGAAGATTACTATTCCAGAACCGCCGTTACCGACAGTGCCGCCCACGCTCTGTGCAGTAGTACTACTAGTAGCGTAGTAACCACCGCCGCCGCCTCCGCCGCCCGTATTCGCAGCCCCGGTAGTCGGGCCGGTGGGAGTAGCGCCCACCGATGCTTGCCCAAGTCCTGTACCCCCGCCGCCGTTGCCGCCGGCTGCGGCTCCAGCCCCCGCGTAGTAAATCCCGCCGCTTTGATAAAGACCCATGCCGCCGCCGCCGCCGCCGCCGATCCAGTAAGTTCCAGAAACATTTTGGCCCGCCGAGCAAGCTTGAAGCCACGACGAGTATGCAGAAGTGCCATTGCCGCCGCCACCGCCGGGAGATGCGGTGTTAGTAGTAGTCGTGCTTCCATTAGCACCGTTGTTACCGTTACCGGCACCACCGCCGCCACCGCCGTTACGGGACCCGTTATAAATAGCAGATCCTCCAGTACCTCCGGCACCGGCAGCTCCTGCGACAGTTGCGCCGCTACCACCTCCGCCGCCACCGCCGTTTGATGTAGGGGCCTGTGTAACAACCCCTGGGCAGCACACGCTACCGCTCCACCCGCCAAAGCCTCCTACAAGACCTTGAGTTCCACCGCCGCTGGTTGGGGTTACAGTAGACGCTGTTGCATCAAGCATGTAACCATTACTGGTGTTTTGCGCTCCACCAGCAGCTACTACTACTGAAAAACTGCCTGTGGCAAACACGGCGTTTGTCCAAACGCTAACTATTCCGGCACCGCCACCGCCACCGCCTTGGTGGGCAGCTGTATAGCTTCTTCCACCGCCGCCTCCGCCACCCACGAGCATCACATCCGCAGTAAGGGAGGCGTTTGCTGGGTAACCACCAGAAACAACTAAGCTACCGCTGGCTCTGAAAGCGCGGTAGTAATAGGTTGCGTCAGAATAAAGGGTGCCGCCTGTGACCGTAGGGTAAGGAAAATTTGGGCTATTTTCCGCAAGTGCGCTGCTGTATTTTTTAAAGGTGGAAACCCCAGAGCGCTTAAGAGATTGAATTGCCATGCGGCCGCTCCTTAGCTAATTTCGGACCCGAACAGGTTAAAGCTTAAGTTAGCGGTAGATGCGTAGACAGTAACTACGTCAGTTGCGGCCAGTGTGATACCCAGAGTCAATGTGGTGGAATCTGATAGGCCGACAGTAATGTCGTAAGCAATGTAGTGCTGGTTGGCTAGCGTTGCGCCGGATGGTCTAATTGCAATACGGTATGTCGCTGCGCTTGTAGTACGGTTGGCGATCACAATAGTGGAAATTACTGCATTCTTACCGGCACCTACGGTGTAGATGTCAGTTGCAGTAGTGGCTGATGGTGCCGATTGTGCGAGAACCTTGTAAACGGTAGGCATGTCTTATCTCCTATAGATATATATATTATATTATGCGCCCATTAGTAAGAATGGATCAAGTCCGCCAGCGCTAGGCGTAGTCCAAGTAGGGCTTGTACCGGTACCTGAAGATGTAAGCACCTGACCCGCTGTACCATTACTTCCGACAGGAAGAGTTATGGGCGAGTTTGAGCCGCTAAATGTGATGCCTCCGCTAAATGTAGCTGCACCAGAATGACTAGAAGTGCTTTCTAGGGTTACTGAGGTTTTAAATACTCTTGCCATAGCTTAAGCCTAGCCTACAATAACGTACTGGAATCCAGTCAAGGTCTGTGAAGAAGCAAATGTAAATGTCGTAGTTCCGCTGTTGGTAGACGCATTTAGCACATCCACTTCAACCAAGTTACCGCTAGTGTCAAAGATCTGGGCAGTAACCCACTGACCAAGGCCGTGGTTCACAACCATTGCTGTACCAGTACCAATACCGACGCCGGCTACGCGGCGAGCAGAGGTGATTGTTCCAGAAGCGGCTGTAGCTGTAGCTGTAGAAGTAGTGGTGCCTAGCGCGGTAAACGGAACAGACGTGTAAGTCACACCAGTTACGCGACCGTAGGTGTCAACCGTGATGTCGTCTACGATAGTAGAAGAGCTTGCCGAGCCAGAGTTGCTTGCTGTAACAGTTGCAAGGTTAACGGCATCGGCGGTTACGGTTAGCGTGGTAGAGGCAATGTCTAGCTGGTTAGGGTTAGTTCCATTAGTAACAAGACCGGCACCAGCAAGGGTGGCAGAGGATCCAGAGAACTGTGACCAAGTAACAGCTGAGGTACCGATAGTAGTAACGATAGCGGTCTCTACGAATCCGTTACCGCCGTTTGATGTACCTGCAAGAACGTATACCAGGTCACCGGCTTCAAGCTCCGGAACCTGGTCGTTGTCAGTTGCACGAGTAAATACAAACGAAGTGGTGTTTCCAACCTCACCGACAGAGGTTACAGTGTAAATACCGTTCTGAAGTGCAGACGCCTGGTTTTTAATTAGAACGCGGTCAGTAACAGTTAGAGACTGGCCGTCAATTGTGATAGCAGTCCAGTTTGAGGATGTTCCGATGGTAAGCGTTGCACCCTGGCCGCTAGACCCATTTGCATAGGTAGTCGTGATAGTACCGCCAACAAGGTTGCCAGTGGTGCCCAGTGCGCCAGTGGTGGCGTAGTTAACGGCATCGTGTGAGTTAAGGCCCTGGGATACGTTATCAACGTACGATTTAGTAGCGGCATCGTCTCCTGCGGTAGGAGTTCCAAGACCGGTGATCTTGCTTCCACCCATAGCGATAGCACCAGACATAGTGCCACCTGCCTTTGGAAGGGCGGCATTAGCTAGGTCGTAGGCAGACTTAACGCTGTTTGGGGTAGCGGCAGTCGTAGTGCTGGTAGACGAAGTAGAGTCAGTTAGGGAGACAATACCTGCAGTCGAGGTAGAGCCAGTAGCAACGCTTAGTGTACGGGCTGTGCCACCTGTGTAGGTAGTGCCAGCATCGTAAGAAAGTCCGGTTCCTAGGCTAAGAGCGCCTAGGGTGCTACCCAGAGAAACGCCAGAAATAGTTGAGTTAGTAAGGCCAGCGTTAGGGATTGTGGCTACAGACCCTAGAACACCGCTGCCGTTATTGGTCACATAACCAGCAGTGGTAAGCGGCGTAGTAATGGTGCCGCTAAACGTAGGCCCTGAAAGGGTAAGACCTGCAATTGTGGTAACTGTGTCACCTAGGGCTACAGAGGTGCTACCAAGTGTGAAAGACCCAGCGCCTGAAGATATAGTCTTCCAGCCAGTGTTGTCACGGTACTTAAGGACGTGCAGGGTGGAGTCATACTGGATACGGCCAGTACCTGACGTGATGGAGTTGATAGACGTAGTCGATAGGTTACCTACCGCAGCGTCTTGAAGTTCAAGACCATTCAGGTTTATTGGGGTATAAAAATTACGAGCCATTTACTTTCCTAAGATAGATACGCAAATCCGGTTGTGCCGAAGCCAAAGTCGATAGTTAGAGTAGTAGCGCTCGTGTAGTTCACTGTGCCCTCCATGCTGAAACCAGCGGAGTCTGTGGTAGTGACGTTAGGTTTGAAACTCAGATTGTGTGTAATGCTCCAAGTAGAGGATACCGCATTTTGCGTGTGGGTGTATGCGATAGTGGGCGTAGTTCCAGCAGGTCCTTGAGGTCCAGTAGCACCAGTAGCACCAGTAGCACCAGTAGCGCCAGCAGGACCAGTTTCTCCTGGAGGGCCTGGCTGGCCCTCAAGTACTGATATTTGAGGTGGGGGTGTTGTCGGCGTTACCGCCGGAGTTACTGTTACTGTGACAGACGGAGAGGGCGTTACTATTACGTCTACCATTAAGCTGTCGTCACCTCTCGGTTTACAAACACCTGACCGCGTAGGTAAGTGCGTGTAAAGGTAGGATCTGACAGAGAAGTTGCTTGGATATCCCAGGCGCATCGTACAGGAAGAATATCAGTCTGCTCTTTAGTAAGCGACACGGTCAGCTTCTTTAGAGTCGAGCTATTTACAGCAATACCCATAGTTGCCCACAACGTAGGCGATCCTGGGTAAGTACGGATCTGAGCCTTGAATACCAAGTCATTAAAGTTAGTGTCGTCTGGGAAGTCTAGAGTTACAGAGAAGTTGTCGCCCTCTTCAATAACCAAGTCGTAGATTCCAACGGTAGTAGGAAGCGGCCCACGACCAGTAAGGTCGTTCTGCAAATAGACTCTCTCCGGCTTTCTGCCGTCATCAATTTCCTGAGCCATGTAAACAGGTACAAGCTTGTTCGTTGTCCTGCTCACGCGGCGTAGAACGCCCATTTCGATACGCCAGAGGCCGATGTTAAGGGCAGAACAAATGTTGCGGTATTGTTCCTGGCGCTGGGCAATAAGTCCCATGAGCTGGCTGTAGCGCTGCGCTCGCGGGATTGTAACGCCATCCGGTGCTTGGATGTCGATATCGAAAGAAGCGTCTGTTGCCAGAGCGTATAGGGCCTCTATGGTAGATAAGATCGTTATTGGATAGACCTCGACCTCTGGCAACATGCTAATGTTCATCTGTCGACCGAAACCGTCTGTGCGGTTATAGGTGTGCTGGGTCACAGCAGTATTAACAAAATACTCAATTTCGGCATCAGAGAAGTATCGGTAAACGCTACCAACTACCTTAAGGATAACGTTAGACGCAGGGGCAGTAACGGTATGAACAACACCAATACTCGCCTCAACTGTGTAGGTTGTTGGGTTGGTAAGGGTTGTGCTACCTGAAGTAACTAGAAGAGTGTTAGCATCAATCGGCTTAACGCCGAGATTAAAGTCTTTAGTTGCGCCGTCCCCCGTGAACGACTTAGTGAACTGACGAGGCTGGTCGTTCAGTTCAGTTCTTACCTTAGCCACTAGGTCTAAGAGAGTTGCCATTTAATAGCCCCTAACGGATTCACTATAACTATGGTGCCTTAAATGTAAGGAAAAGTCTGGATAAACGAAACAGCGGGCACTAGGCCCGCTGAGTCGTAGGAAGCTGTGTCTAGTAACGAGTGGCTAGGTAGCCCTTTTGCTCTAGGTGATAAGCAACCTCTGGGGTCACTTCGTACTTCTGACCAGCCTTAAAAGTGTAGTAATTGCCAGCGCCTAGAGTCATCGATTCGATGTCCTCTGCAACTCGGATTACGACAGTCTTGCCGCTTGCGCCTGTAGTTGTGATGTCGTCTACTACGATAGTCTCAACTAGGTTTGGCTTGGTTGCGTCGAGAATTTCAGTCTCGACCTTGAAAGCTGCTTCTGCAGTAGCAAGCGCCATTTCAGTAGCGCGTTCCTGCATAGCCTCTAGATTTTCTTGCGCAAGCTTGTCGCGCTGACGTCCTGTAAAGTCGGTTGCCTTTTTTTGTGTAGCCACGGGGTATTCTCCTGATTAGTAACTGATGGGGGGTGAAAAGTGGGGGGCCATCTCTGACCCCCCACTAATCGGGGTACTACTAGTTGGTTTCTGCAATCACAACAGCCTGGTCAGTGATTAGACCAAGACCGAAGATTGAGTACCAAGCGAGGGCGTGCTCACGACCGAAGTCAAGAATACCGCCGTCACGAAGCTCTACTGGAAGAGAGATCGCGTGACCGAATGCGTTGTCACCAATGAAGATGGCGTCGTAGCGGTCAGACGAACCGTTACCGGTAAAGTCGTTTGGAGTGATGTAACCTCCACCAGGAGTTACTGTGTAAGCAGCAGCTGTGTCGGTGGTGTAGTTGGTACCTGCACCGTTAGGTGTACGGCGAACCTGAGTGGTCTCGATGAATACGGTGTCGTATAGACGGCCGATCTCACCTAGCATGAAGTTACCAGGTGCAGCGTACTTGGTTACTTCGATGAACTCTGGGTTGTCGCGTAGACGACGGCTCTGGTGTGGGTGAACGAACGCAACGTAAGTCTCACCTAGTCGTGGGATGTTCTTGGTCGAGAGTGTCTCAACTGCATCCTTGACGGTGCGAGGGCTTAGGTAGTTCTGACCGGTCATCGAAGCACGGCTTGTACCGTTAACTCCGTAAGCGTACCAGTTGTTTACACCAGCAAGACCTGAACGGTCCTCACCGTAGATTGTAGAAGTCGCGCTGTATAGAGTGTCGCGTGACAACTTGTCTAGGTAAAGAGCCATGTTACGGCCTAGAAGACGCGAAGCTGAAGCCATTACGTCATCGAACGAAGCGTTTAGAAGAAGCTCTGATACAGCAAGTGCGTATCCGTGCTCTGAAACGGTGATCGAGAACTGCTGTGCAGTCAGTGCGTTGGTCTGCATACGTACACCTTCAACGAGCGGTGAAGCTGCTCCGAGGTTGTTGTAACGCAGGAAGTTAATCTGAAGACCAGGTGCAACACCTAGTTCTGTCTTCTTAACTGCGAACTGCTCAAAGCGAAGGATCGGCATAGCCTGGAAAAGGATTTCCTTTGACCAGATCTGCTGAATCGCCTGAGTTAGCTGGGTGTTTGTACCCGAGTATGAGGTTGGGGCTGCGGCTAGATTGCCGGTACCCGTAATACCTGATGCCATTGGTTTGTCTCCTTAAAGACTTAGTGGTTGAGGTTGGGTTAGTTTCCGAACAGTCCCTGGGAGCGTCCCTGAGCCGTTGGGCTCAGTAGGCGCTGTCGATATTTAGCGTATTCGTTCATCGGCATGGCTGCAATTTCATCAGCCGTGTAGTTTCTTTGCTCCGAATTAATGTCCATTGGCCCGGCGGGAGGAGTTGTTACACTCGTTCCCTTCATTTCCTTACGAGCATTCTGCATTGCTGCTTGAGCACTCTCAAGAATACGAGCTGAGCGCTCTTTCAAGCCCTCGATGCTCTGTGCGATCTCTTCGCGGGTGTTTCCGCCTACAAGATCCAATAGTTCGGGAATGATGTTTTCCCGCTCAGCTTCCAAAACGTCAGTTTTAAAAGACTGGATGTCAGCAAATTGCTTCTCGCGCTCCAGCGTTGCAAATAGGCGTTCACGCTCCTGGCGTTCACGCTCCAACTGCTCGTTGAACTCCTGTTCCTTCTGCTTTAGAAGGTCCCGAACGTCCATCTCTGCCTCAGCCTTGGCGCGGGCTTCCGCATCCCTGGCTTCTTTCTCAGCGAGTTTAGCCTGGACCTCTTCATCTCGGAGCTTCTTTAGCTCTTCGAGTTCGGCCTTGTACTTCTCGATCTGAGGGTAGAGTTTATCCTTCTCCTGCGCACGAACTTTAGCGAGATCATCGTCAGTGTAAAACTTTGACGACTTCTCATTCTGCGTCTGGGTGAAGGTAGACGTGTCCGTAGCAATTGACGCGTCAGCGTCGGGGCTTACTACGACTGGAGTTACTCCTGCTTCGGCTTCAAAAGCCTCTGCAGCAGCTGATGGGGTTTCTGCTGTGCTCAATTTATTTCCTTTATTCTATAGGTCGTTTTCCAAATGCACCTAGGTGCGTAGCTCGTATGACCGCTCAATGGTTTCAGTATCAAGTATGACTTGACACTTTTGTTTTTTTGGTGCTAAACCCTAATTATTTCTCGTAATCTTGCGGTACTTGCCTCTGTGGGAGACGAGTTCCGTAAGCTTCGGTGACAAGTCGTGTTCTGACTTTCTGCTCACCTAGGCGTAGGTTATCGAGAATAGCTGGGTCTAGGACTTGGGTGCTGCCAGTGGCCTGTTCAGCCATAGCAACTTGCTCAGGTGCAGCCGGGGTAGCCTGTCCGTCAGGTCCAGTGGCCATACCAGTGAGCGACATGATCTCATTTTGGATCTCTGTCTTAATAAGGTTGAGGGAGCCCTCTGCCAGAGCGTCGTCAATAAGTTCCTGACGAATCTCCTGTAGCTTCGACTCTGGGAACTCCTCGCCTAGGTCGCGCAGCGCGCCTTCCTTAGACTGAAGACCAAGCGATAGAAGTGACTGAATTTCGTTCAGCACGATTAGCTTGTCTAGCGGTAGCGGTGGAGGGAAGTGGCAGTAGGTGCGGTACGTGTGCGGGTCGTTAGGGTCAAGCTGAATAAGCTGGTCAGGCTTAGGTGGAGTCTCGCTGTCAGGGTCAAACATAAATGTTTCTGGCTCTTTAATAGCGAGGGTCTTAAGTACAAGCTCATTGATACGCTCTAGGCCGTGCGCGTACTGCACGATCTTCTGGTGGTAGCGGTTCATCAAAGGCTGGAACTGAATAGAAAGAGCAACACCAGAAGTGTTAGAGATAGGCTGTGCCTGACCAAGAGCAGTCTCAGGAACACCAGTCATTTCGTGCATAGCCTTCTTTAGGCGGTCCATGAAGTCCATAGCGCCCTTGAGGCCTGTGCCGCCGCCCTCAAGGTTCATAACCTTAGCGTCCTTTGGCAGACCGCCCCAAACCTTGTTAGCGCCCTTCTCAAGCTGGCTAGCCTTTGCGCCTGTGATAACGGTTACAGGAGCGGCGTGGTAGTTAACGATGTCTGCGATGTCTGTAGCGACCTCGTTGTACGTGCGGTTAATGTTGATAATTTCATTACAGTCGCTAAGGCCCCAAGGAGAACCAGAGACACGAACATTAGGAATATGAATGATAGGAATAACACCAAGTGGGTTAGGGCGCGAGTCAATAAGTTCATCATTAATGTACTCTTCAATCATGTCGTCAGTAAGGATTTCGGTGTAGGTGTAAACCTGGCGGGTTCCTTCTAGCGAGGTGCCCCAGAAACGGTACTTGAGCTTGAAGCGGATAAGGCGCTCGCGGTCGTGAGGGTGGAACTCAGGGAAAGCAAAAGAAGAGTTAAGCGGAAGAATGCGAACACGGCCCGGGTGGATCATTCCAGCTGGGTCTTGGTATCCCTCTTCGTACGCAACCTTGATAAAGCAGTCGCCTGACACACCGCCCTGCTGACCAATCTCCCAAAGGACGGTAGCCTTATTGTTGTCTACTTCCCAGACACGCTCTAGAAGGGACGGCAGGATAGCTTCGGTGGCCTTCTCGCTGCGGAACTGTACGCCCTTGCTGAAGGTAAAGTTAATAATAAAGTCTGTGATTGCTCGGTAGTAATTTAGAACAATAGAAGATTCGCCAGCCTGACGGCGGTAAGAAGTGTGGTGGCCTAGGTACATGGCCCAGTTCAAAGAGTAACGGTTTAGACGAGGACCGTGGACCTCAAATTCTTCATCAGCAAGCTCAACAAGACCCAATGGGGAAATGGAGATAGTGAGGTCGGAAGACGCAGCTCTATAGCTTGGTGGGGAAAAATCAATTGACATGCTTTAGCGCGCTTCCAGGGTTGTAATCAGCATTTTTTTATTTTACACCTAAAGTGTATCGTAATTAAATATTTGTAGTTTGGAGTGTTTCGAGTTATCTAGATCTTTTTAGTAACTTTTTTAGTGACTTGTTTAGTGACTTTAGTTTTAGACTTCTCTTCCTGCTTATCCATCTTTTCCTGGGCGTAGTCTCGGAATCTAGGGTCTACATCCTTCTCGGAATCGACAAAGCGGCCGCCTAGCTGCACATAACGTGAGTGCACCCAGTGAGCCGCTGCAGGTGAAGGGTATTTAGCAAACTTAACCTTTGCTTGTGTGGTGGTCATGTTCCACAGCTTAGGGTTAGCAGGAATCTGTCTAGGAGTTTCCTTTACTTCTTGGCCTTTAATTAAAGCCATAACACACCACCTTAGATGCTAGTGCACCCCGCCCGCTGCGGTTAGCAGCGAGCGAGGGCAATAAGCAATTACTAGTCCTGGACCTGAGCAGGGTTTGGGTGCTGCTGGTGAGAACCGCTAACGAACTTTTCTTCGTAGGTGTTCTGACCGTAGTCCTGGAACGAACCGCTAGAGAATTCCTGAAGGAAATCAGGTGCTTCTACCCACGATGCTGAACCGACGTGAGCACGCTCGCTCATGGTCTCTTCAGCAGTCTTTGTGTGGACAGCCTGGTTGCGGTTTGGGCGACCTGGTGCTGGCATGTAGCCCTGCATTGCTCCACGCGAGAATTCGTTTGGAACGTCGGTGTCAGTGCCGATACCCTCTTCAAAGCGAAGTGGGCCGCGCTGGCCAGGAACTGCTGCAGATACCTTACGGTCGTAAGTTGTTCCCGGCTTTTCTGGGAACTTTGGAGCTGGGGCGATTGACATAAATATTCTCCTAAAAGGTTGAGGCCTCCATACAAGTGTTGCCCTAAATTGATTATTTTGCAGGATAAACGCAATTTATCTAAAAAATGGTGAGGAAGAAACTTCTACCTGCGGCATAGTCAAATCTATGGTCAAAGACACGGCTATCGCTAGGCTGTCGGCGTAGTCATCGTGCGCGTGCGCCTCGTCCGGCGCGTGAGCTAGGAAATTAGGTCCAGTGAACTTAGTCTCTAGATCAGTCATCTGCTGGTAAAAGCGCTTCCAGGTGCGGAGGCGTCGGGTCTTGGCGTGGGCCGGCCAGCCTACCATTCGCCTGTCCAGCAGCTGCTTTAGGTGCTTCCAGCGCTTTGATTGCTCTGGCTGGCTCGACCCAATTGAATATACCTCTGAACGGGGGAGTAGCAGCCTCAGACGCTGGGCTACAGCATCTCCAACTCCATTCGCGTCTACGCCCACAGCTAAGACATTGTAGTTCTCTAAGAAGTTTACTATCTGAAAGTATTGGTCTTCCCAATCGTCACCTTGAATCTCTAGCCAATTTAATATACGGTGGTCAAAATAACCGAACTCGTCTGGGCGATCCCAGTCTACCCATAGTACCGTTACTACAGTAGAGTCCATCTTACGGGCGGGGTCAATGCCCACCACACAAGCTGTTCGGTGCCAGGCCTTTACAACCTCTTGTGAAGTGTCGCCCAGCTCGTCCATAACGCCTGAAGTAACAAACATACCTCGCTCAAGGAGCCACTTGCAGTTGTATGACATTTGGAACTCGTCAGAGTCCTCGCCGATGCGTAGGGACTCTTTCTTAATAAACTTACCGTATTCTACGCTCACCTTAGAGACGTCACGCCAATCCCACTGGAAGTGGTTTTGCTTTGTTCCGCGCCCGGTCTGTCGGCGCTTATTCATTTGAATAGCGCGATAAAAGTTGTTCTTGTGCGTAGTAGGGGTTCCGGTCTTAACCATCGTACCGTTAGTAGAAGCAAGCATAGGACCAATAGACTTGGCCACGATAAAGTCGTCGGCTTCCTGACACTCATCGATAACAATAAGGTGGAAGGTCTTAGACTCAATCTTTGCGCGGGGGTTAGCAGTCATCATCATTACTGATGAACCAGAGTTCTTTAGCTTTACCTGCTTAGTGACGCCGGCAACCTTCTTTGCCTCATCATCAATCTCTGGATCTCCCAGAATCTCTAGAGCATGGTCGCTAGTAAGACGCGAGATAACACGGCTGAACAGTGTTTCTGCCTGACCCTCTACAGGGGCAAATAGCCCTACCCAAAGGCCGTGCTTAAACCTACCCAACAAATCAGGGTACATCTTAGCCAAACGGGGCAGGATGACCATAAGAGCGGCTACGGTGTCTGCTACGGTCTCAGACTTACCTGACTGACGAGAAGCTAGCGCAGTAATCTCTTCGCCGTCGTTAATAATGACTGATTCTATTAAGCGGCGAGCTAACGGCTTTTGGTAGGTGCGCAGGTCATGCCCAACTAAAGCCTTCATAAAGATCATGATCTTATCGACGAGTGTCTCTACAAATTCGCGAGAGAGCTCATCCAGGCCGTCGTCGTACTCGTCCGCTAACTCATCGTCAGGGTTCTCTTGTTCCTCGAAATCATCTTCGTAGAAATCTTCTAAATCGCTCATTTAATACACCTTAAAAATAAGTAACCCTGAGCCAACACGACTCAGGGTTACTAAGTGCCACACGGGAGAGAGGAGGTTGGCTATTTAATAATAGCAGAACTAAATAGTAAAGTATTAAAATAGAGGCGTAATTCTTTTATTTAATTCGTTTGTAACGGCATGCACGGCCTCTGCAGCTGTAAGTAATTCTCCGGCAGTTTCTTTTCCCGGGTTTCTTTCATACGCGCTGGTCAATCTACCTAGCTCATAAATAGCTTGGTCTAACCATACGGTTAAGTCGTTGGTAGGTATGCGAGATACTCGCTTAGAGATCTTTTCTGAGAACGGCTTATCCCACTTACGGCGGCTACTAAAAATCCTCAAGTTCGCCTACCTTTTGCCAGGTTTTGATTTCCTCTGGCTTTGGTGCCTTGTCGAACGCCTTAACGGCCTTTTGCAAAGCTACGTCTTCATGTACTGGCTTGCCCCAAATTCCAAAGGCATAACCGCGAGGTGCGAATGGTACCCAGAACACGATGCAAACGGCGCTCTCTCGGAACGGCTCTTCGGTTTCCTGCGACCAGCCCCACTCAAACATTGGTCGAATTGGGTGCTTTAGTTTGATGGTGTCTACGTATAGTGATCCGATTGACTTCATTGGGTTCCTTTATTGATTCGGTTTATTACTAGGATACATGTAATCTGCAAATTTTTGCACATCGTTCATCTGAGCGCGACGGTTGCGCGGCATGTTAGTCACATCTGCCGGCCCCATGTCAGCCCAGTTGTCTAGGCCAGAACTACGCAAGAACTTTCCCTTAGAAGGAGCAGAGTTAAAGCTTAGCCACATCGAGGCTGGGACCTCACGGTATTCCCACCAAGTGCCATCCCTAAAGATGACGGTCATTGTGTTAGTTGTGTAGTCGTACCCAGCTTGTAGCGTGCGAGGCCTGTCTGGGTTAGAAGAAGATGTTACAGACAGCAATGGTCCGCCCTGATCCATAGTTTCAAAGTCTGTGTCTTCTTTAGGAGAGACCTCTGCCATCATGGTATCGCGCCACTCCGCCGGAGTAGATGGTTTAGGTGGCAGGAACGTTTTTTCCCAGGTCTTAGACACTCCCGCGCCTCGGCTGAGGTCATCCCAGCTTGGGATGCTTGGTCTTTTAGCCATTTATTCTCCGCAGATATGAGCTTCTATTTCTTCTTCCGTTACGCGAAGGTCGCAGTGTCGGCATCTAAAATAGCGAGCAGGTCTGTAATTGTTCTGGGCGGTAGCGCCTGGTTCTAGACTAGACGAGCCATCGTCGTCTTCGCTAGCATAGTCGTAGATAATCTCTGGTTCGTCAAACAACTCTACCGGAAAAGGGCCGTAAGGCTCGTGTACCCTTTTGGGCACTGGGTGGGCTTGTACAGCCTGTACCCGAACAATTTTCATTATTCGGCTTCGTCTGAAGAAGGCTCTTCTACTACGGGCTCTTCTACTGAGGCCTCTTCTACAACAGGGGTAGACTTCTTCTTAGAAGAGGTTACTACAGGCTCGTCTAGAGGGAATAGGCCTAGGTGTGCCTGTGCCTTGTATGAGAGGGGAAGGTGCTTCTCGCAGTAGTAGCGTACGTTGGCTACTATAGGGTCGATCTTATAGAGAGCTGATTCTGAACAGTTAGCGCAGTTCATAGGTTTCCTTAGTAGTTAAATGAATTAATAGGTATAGTCTACCAGATTTAGCGGATTGTTTCTTTAATGTGCTGATCGAACTTGCCTTCTAGCGAGGCCACGTCTACCTTAAGCTCAACTACGTCAGAGCGAATGCCCTTTACCTCATCTCTTAGGGATGAGCCTGAGTTCGGCTTAAGTTCGGACAAATACTCTTTAATTAAACCACTGACAACGCGATTAGTGTGGTTGCGCATAATGCGTGCGAGTAGGGTGCCGACAAAAGCTAGCACTGTGGCGAAGGCGGCGAGCGTGGTGGCTAGCTCTGCAATTGTCATTAGAAAATCCTATTTAATTCGGCAAAAAAGCATTAGTAAAAGTGTCGCATTTTTTGACTTTACAAACGGGCTTAACTTCTGAAAAATTACCACTTATGCAGCGGGCACTCAGCATGTTTGATTGTGGTTTTAGCTTTCATAAAGCAACCGCACTTTTTGCACTGCAGTAATCCCTGTATTAGTTCAGGGCATGATTTGCAAATATCTAGGCGAATGGCCGCCTCTTCTTTAGATACGTACTCGGTATTAGGGTTTATGAGGTCCCAGGGCCTAGATGCCTTGTTTACTTCGCCTGATCGAGCTTCCACCAAAGACTTAGAATAATCTTCGGGATTAGCTTTATATTTTTCCCACTCACTCAGGTCGGCCATAGCGAACCTCAAAACTAACGCCTGTTCTATAGGCAGCAGCAAGCGCTGCGTGCTCTACTAGAGAAGGGTCTAACAAGTGAACATAAACGCATACCTCATCCACGACAAACGCAAAATAAAGCATGTCGGGCAACAGGCGGGGGTATTTTTCGGTCTCAAACTCTGAGCCATTCCAGCGAGCTCCGCGGGCTGGCTCCCAACCCATTCCGGTAATCTCAACAATAAGCGTTGGGTTTTCTGCGATAGTTAGCCAATGGCGGGCTTTATCTAAGTCAGTTAAATAAACGGCTTGTACCAGGTCGTCGCCAACCTTTATTTCTACTACCGCTTTTACGTTTTCAAACATGTTAAGAGTATACAGCTTTAGCTAGCCCTCAATGCAGATGTTGCCATCTACAATCACAACTCGGTTAGCGCAAGTTGTTCCGCAGCAAGGATCGTACTGAGCGTAAATGTATCTAACTCGGTTAACCCCATAAGGGCCGCATGTGAACTCCCCGGTATCCTGGCAACAAGCAGTGCAGGGGTAGGCGCTACAGTCCGGGTAACTGTAAATTTCGGAGCCGGAGCAGACCCAGCCATACGGATAGCCATAATTAGCTTGCATCTGGTTGCACGCGGCAGACACGTCGGTATACCCATCCATGAATGAGGCACCGCCGGTGCCTGTGTTCACGCCTGAACAAAAAGCAAAGTAAATAGTTACTCCGGTAGGTGCCGGCGCTGCCACTGAGATGTTTACAGAGTATGTGGCAGTGTTAACGCCATTTTCTGCGGTAACTACGATGCTCTTAGTGTTCGGGTTGCCGCTGTAGGATACAGAGACTGTCCCCAAGCCAGTAGCCGTAGCTCCCGCAGGTATTGTGGCGGCTAGTACCACTGAAGTGGTGCCATTGGATACAGGATAAGTACCACCATTAGCTACCGCGTTACCGTTTACAGTCAGGTTAGTTAAGGTTGTATCGGCTGAAAGCGGGTACGGGTAAGCAGTTACCCAAGCGCCATTTACTTTAGACTTAACGCCAGTAGCCAGCTTCCAGGTACCCGCTACTTTTACATAAGTTGCAGAAACGGTACGCCATTCACCGCTTACTTTAACCTTGCTTCTATAGACGTCAGGCACGAAGGCTCCTTAAGCGTAGACGATCCAGACATCTCCATTTTGACCGTCGGTAGATGTAGGAGCCGAGGTTGAAACAAAAATGTTGCGCTGACCGTCGTCATTGCTAGGAAGAATAGTAGTGCCGTAAGAGGTCACATCACTTGGGCGTGCCATTAGCTAATCTCAATTCCACTTACTAGGTAAGTAATTACTGAGCCCGTAGCAGCAAGCATAGATAGCTTCTCGCCCACGGTGATTGGGATGTCAGCTGCCCAGATAAGCTGCGAGTTAGGGGCAACAGTCAGTGAGCTGATGATTGCGTTGGAGGCACCTGCGCTAGCGCCTACTGGAAGAATGTAAGCAGTAACTGCTACAGCGGAGGCTGAAGTGTTATTAATAATAATCTGCTTAATAACCGCTGTACTAGGAGCGGTGTAAATAGCAGTAGCCGAAGTAGATAGCTGGGCTGGTCCAGCAAGTCTCTTAGGGGTATAGGTGGCCATTACGGTCCTTTCAAATGCTTCAGGTCAAGGATAAACTATTATCCCAAATAAATCAGGCTATCTAGTTCCCCACCAGTGTCTGCCGGGGTTGTTGTATGTAAGGATACTTGGTTTTTCCAAAGTATTCAGGTAAATCTTTCGGATGCCAAAACGCGAATCATTTATTTGAACTGGCTTAAAAACAGCGCTCTTAAACTCTTTTTTATTTTTCACGGCGTCCACCTTCCCCACTGGATCAGGTTAGTTCGCTGACCAGGAAGGCCGTAATCTCCGACACGCATAATGGCGTCTCGAAACTCTCGCGTTCTTCCTGAAGGCTTCATTTACTTCCAAGTACCGTCTGACTGACGGGTTACTTCTTGATAGCCCGGGGACGTAGGCTTGCGAGGTGCACGCGGGGCAGATGGAGCAGGAGGGGTAGGGGCAGAAGCTACTGGCTGCGCACCCGCCTTCGGCCCACCAGCCTTCTTAGCCTTAGAATTTGCAAGTGCGTTTGATACAGCGCTTCCTGCGGCTTCTCCAAGCTTAGCGCCGACTTCTCCGCCTACTGCGGCACCTGCAGGGTTCTTAACGGCTGCGGCTCCTAGGGCAGTTCCAATAGTGCCGCCAATTGCAGCACCTACCTCAGCACCGCGGCTCTTAGATCCTGTAGAAGGCTTAGGAGGGGTTTTAGCAGTCTGACGGCTACGTGTAGCAGCTGGTTTTGCTTCTGCCTTTGCTGCGGCCTCTGCTCGGCGCTGGGTGTAGGCGTTCTTTACGCCTCTGTCACCGTACTCTACGCCACTGGCAAAAGTGCCTTCTGGAGATAGTTCGTGAGACTTACCTAGGTAATCAAGACGACGAGCGTGCTCACGGTTAGCGTAAGCATCCATGTTTTCCCAGTGGGCTTGGCTAGGTTCGCCATTCCTACCAGATCTGTTAGATGGCCTATTGTCTGCAAAGTACTTGCCGGTAAGAATACCTGCAAGTACCGAGTTGTGGCCTCGGCTTGCTCCAGCCGCACTGGATATTTGATTTTGCGCTGCGCGCTCGATGTTTTCTGCCATGGTTCGATTGTAGAGCGTTTTAATAATTAATTACTGCTAAAAGAAAAAACCCCAGCCGATTGGCTGGGGTTCTTCTTTGGGAGCTATTAGCTTGCAGCTGCCCATGGGGTGATAGTGATTGTAGCGGTTGTTGCGATAGACGCAGCACCTGCTGCAGTTGACTGAGACTTGATAGTTCCAGCAACTGCCACAACTGCACCTGTAAGGCCTGTAAGAGCCAGTACTGTGGTTGCGGTTGATACGATTGTGAAGGTGTCGTCTGTGAGCTTAGTGATGGTGAAGGTTCCGTTAACACTTGAGTTACCAGTGGAAGAGATTGTGACCTTGTTGCCGGTAACAAATCCGTGTCCTGCATCTGTAATAGTCGCAATTGCAGAACCTGCTGTACGAGATACTGCTGTAACAACTCCAGCTGCGTTAGTTGCAGCAGTAGCAGTGGTGATGTTAGCGGCCTCGTAGCCAGCGTCCTTTAGCGCGTCAAGAGCAACAGCAGTGGTTGCGCCTAGAACGTTAGGAACGATGATGTAGCCGAGACCAGCGCCGTCAGCAGCTGTTAGTGCATCAGTTGCCTGAACCTTGCCGTACTGACCGGTAACAAGACCAGCGTTAGCAGAGTTAGTAACTGTGAACGAAGTAGCGTTTACAGATGCCACAGTGGCGCTAGTAAGGTTGTATGCCGAAGCAGTTAGTCCGGTAATGTTTACAACTTCGCCAACAGTCAAGAAGTTCTGTGAGGTGTAGGTGACTGTGGTTCCGTTACCAGATGCAGCAGTAACGATGAAGTTACCTTCGCCAGCAACGAATAGAGGGTAGCCTGACCATCCGGCCTCTGCGTCCGAGTGCCCGTCAAGAGCAGCGTTTAGTCGGTCTGAAGCAACCTGAGTAGTAGCCGACCAGTTGTAGTCTGCACCAACGCCTGGAAGGCGTCCAGCAGCAGCGGTAGCAACAGCAGTAGCGCCAGTAACAGCGGTTCCGGTAGCTGCGTTAGTTACAGTGAACTGTGTACCTGATACTGTACCAACTGCTACGTTAGTCAAGTTAAACGCAGAAGTCGATAGACCAGTGATGGTTACGATCTCGCCTACCTGAAGAGTGTTAGCAGATGTGTAAGTTACAACGCCACCTGAAGCCGAAGCCGCAGTAACAACGTAAGTCTTGTTCTGAGTCTGAGTAGAACCAGTGGTTCCACCAGTGTTGCTGATTGTAGCCGCACGGTCATCGTTTGGCTGCATAGGGAATTTTCCCCATACGAAATCTACGGCTTGCTGGCCGCTAGAATCTGTTGCCATGGTTTTTTCCTTAATCTCTAGAGAAGTAGTTACAGCGCCTGATCGGGACGCTACTAATAAGTATCGCGCCTAGGAGAAAGTTTAAAGGTCTAAACTAAATTATTTGTTTAGTAACCTTCAACACCGGAAGTGGAAGTGCTGGCAATAGATGGTGCAGAACCAGTAGCAGCAGGTGCCTCAGTAGGCTTGCTGCCCTCATTGCCGGTCGGGGTAGCAGCGCCCATAGAAGCGCCTGGAGTCTGAGTTGTGTTTGGGTACATTACTTGCCCTCTTTGTTTGTGGTGTGATCTACAACGTCATAACCATACATTCCATTGCCACGATCTGCGCGGTGCATTCTGACGTCCTTGCCCCAAATGTCTTTACCCATAGTCGAGGCAGCGCCGCAGTCAGGGCACGCCTCTAGGTTAGCTGGGTCGTGCTCACTTTGTAGCTTGCGCAGTTCAGCAAACTGATCTTTGTTTGGTTCCATTAGTTTTCGTACGCTTTCTTTACTTTAAGCTCTCGGGCTCTGTGTTGAGTGATGTCCTGAAGTAACTGAGCGCCGGCACTGGTATAGGTTCCTGGCCCCTCGTACTCGCCTTCAAATTCGCTTGGATCAACTAAAGCAGCTCTCATAGTAGCTGCCTTCTGAGCAGCTTTAGACATTCCGTGCTCTTCTAGCAGGTCAGGCAGCTGCTTGTCCTTCGGCTCCATTACTTCTCGTTTTCCTTCTTGCCGGCACGACGCTTGTTTTCCTTAGCGGTGTTAGCTCCGTGCTTAAGTGGGCGAAGGTTCGACATCTTGTCGTCAGAGTGATTGTTGTTCTTGTGGTCGACGTCGGTGCCCTTTGGGAGCTTGCCGTGCTTCTGCTCATACTTGAACTTAGCAGCATCTACAGACGTGCGAGAACCGTCCTTGTTTACGACAGACATCATAGGGCGTCCGCCATTCTTAGCGGAACCCTTGAATGGTCCGTAGACCTTCTTACCATCTTTAGTGGTAGCGGCCTTAGTCTTAGCCTTGCTTGCTGGTTTCTTCTCAGCCATTATTTCTTACCCTTATCGTCAGCGCGGGTCTCCAGGTCGGAAACGCAGTCGTCGCAGTAATTGTAATCCCCATAGAAGCCGTTGTGGAGCACGCCCTTGCAGTTGACGCAGTTAGGTAGCGGTCCGTTGACCTTGACAGGATTGTCCTTGCGCATGTGAGACATGTCGCCAAACTGATTGTCTTTAGACTCCATTAGAAATTTCCTCTGTAAGGGTTGCGTGCGACGTCCGATGCCGCAATAGAAACATTGTACCGCTGAACAGCACCTCTAGGACCGGTAAAGATACGATCGTTTACTCTGTGTACATCAGCTTCAAAAACGGGCTTTTTTGGGGTAAATACACCCGATTGGAACTCGTGAACGCGGCCGGCCATTAGTTCTCTTCCTTCTTTGGTTGCTCTTTTACTGACTTGTGCTTGATGCGGTTCTCAGGGTCGCCGCGGTAGGCGCTCATAGGACCGAATGGTGTACGACGCGCGATACGCTCGTCAGCCAGGTTGATTACTTCCGCATCCTTCTTAGGGAGCTGCGAGTCTTTAGGTTCCATCGTTCCATTATCTACTAGCCGGGAAGCTCTAGCCCTGTAAACGTTCGATTATACTTAAGATTTTTTGCATGTCAAGCTAGCTATTCGGGCGCGCAGCAGACAAAGCTACTTCAACTCTTCCAATCATCTATTAAAGTAGCTATTCAAATATTTAATGCAGATCTGCATGCGCCGCAGGAAAAAGTTACTATGCACGTTACCTGCTCCATACGATTGTTTAAGCAATAACCAAGAGAACCCGCCGATCCCGCTGCGCCGCCGTGCCCGCCACCCCCGCCGTTTTAGGCTACTGCCTACCTTTTAGCACCTTCAATCGTTCCTGACACCTGGCGGGGTAGTCGAACAGATGTTCGATTAACCCTACCCCCCTGAGCGAACAAGTGTTCGAGAACAGTCGTTATCATTCCGTTATAAAGTATGTCTGTTAGCAGGATTGTTAGGCACTAGATTAGTAGTAGTTGGAGGGAACCAACTAATCGGCTAGGCGATTACCTAGACACTATCCCGCAAGGGAGATAGGGGCTAGACA